AGCAATCGGGTTATGGAAGAAGCGGTTTAGAGATTATGGGCCAACAAGCAGATAAAGACGATATAAGAAGCGGTTTCTGGAATGATTTACTTGGTACTATAACAAGCGCAGTTACTGGTGGAGCTAGTGGCGGTTCTGGTGGCGGTTCTGGTGGGCCTAAAGCCTAATAACAAACTATTTATAGGACAATATAATGGCAGATCGAGATTTAGTGGGTTTATTAACAGGTATTCCTACGCAACCAATTCAGGTATCTTCAGACCCTTGGCAACGATTAGCTCAGAGAAGTAAAGAAGGTGTAAAAGCCGGAGCTTCTGGCGGTAGGGCCGTAGGTAAGCTGTTTGCTAAACTAACAGGAAGAGAAGTTCCAGACAACCCTATGGAACAACTAGAAAAATTACTTCCTAATATGAATCCTGAAAATCCTGACGATTTAACTCAGCTTGCTAAGTTACAAATGTCTTCAGGAAACCAAGTAGGGGCCGCTAGGACAATAGCACAGAGAAATGCTATTTTACAGGCACAAGAGCTTAGTTTAGAAAAACAAAAAGGAATAACACAATTAAATCAACAGCGTACTCAATTTTCAGAATACTTGGATAGAACCTACCCTAATAAAGGTTATGGTGCATTAGCCTTACAAGGTTTAATTACTCCTGCAAACATGAAAAACTTTATTAAGGAAGCTGATAAAGACAGAAAGACGAAAGTAGTATCAGTAAGCGTAAGCGGTGTAAATAAACAACAGCTTGTTGATTCTTCCTCTGGTGAGAAAATAGCGGAATGGGATAGTGCAATAACTGGAACTTCTAATCCTAATGAGGCTAAATACTTTACGGAGGACGTAGTAAGGGACGGTAAAGAAATGAAAGTAATGTTTAAAAGAGAGGGTGACCAAGTATCTGAAGTTTCTACTATAGGAACCACAAAGCTTCCTGACACTGCTGATTTAGAGCAAGTAGAAGTTACTAAAGCTGATGGTCAAACCTATGTTCACTTTCTTGATCTAACAAAACCAGAAGGTGAAAGGCTTGTTCACGAACAAAAAGTTAGCGAAAACAGAATAACTACTGAATCAGTTGACCCACTGACTGGGCAGAAAATTAAATATACTACACTTCCCGATGGTACAGAGCGTATACCGTTTGGTATTATAGAACTACCTAAATATAAGATAGAAGTTCAAGATAATGGAACCTATAACGTATTTAACGAAACTCTAGGTATAATGGAACAGGAAGGTGTAGCTACTAAGGCTTCAGCGCAACAACTTATAGCTAAAAAACAAAAAACTCAGGAAACTTTGACCGACATTGATAGACAGATTGGTTTTGTTAATGAAGCTAAAACCCTAACCGAAAGTTATCAACTAACAGATGCGGTTATTTTCCATCCGTTAATGAAGTTTGTTCCGGGATCCGATGCAAAATATTTACAGAAATTGACTGAAACATTACAGTCGCGGATTGCTAGGGACACCCTAATGGAACTACGTGAGGGTTCAGCAGTCGGTGCTACAGGTTTAGGTGCTTTGAACTTAAGAGAGCTTGAACTATTACAGAATGCGCTTGGTAATCTCGACCCTACTGTCGGTGATGCGCGATTTAGAAAGCAACTTGACCTTGTTAAGAAGCACTATCAAGGTTTTAGAGCTTCCTTAATGGGTCGTCCTGCTGAAATAGATTGGTCAAACCCCGCGTATAGCGAATTTACTAGAACTGTTACAAATGCACAAGGTAAACCAGAGACATACTATACCTTATCAGACGAAACAGGCGCTCCTCTGGTAGACAGTAACGGAAAACCTTTGTGGTTTCGCGCAATCACCCCTGTTAAAAAGGATTAATAATAATGGTAATGGCTACTAATCAAGTAACTGACCCTATAACCTTAGCGTTGCTACGTGGGGAATCTGTGCCTACCGAAGGAATGGAGGCTTCTCCTGAGGCTGTTCCTGCTGTCGATATGCCCATGACCGTTAATAAAACAGGCGCGGTGACAGACCCAGATTTGTTGTCTAAACTGGACTATGCTTGGGAAGCAGAAAACATTAACCCTAGTGATATTATAGACACATTGACTTACGAAACAACTTCAGGGGAAGAAATTAATCCTTTTGATTGGAAGAAAATGGCCGCAGGTATGTCGGCTTCTATAGCGGCCTCTATTCCTGAAGGTAAAAAAGGTTATCAATGGGGACAGCGTTTAACTCAGAAGCTTCCTAACAGAGGTGTTTATGGTATTGTTAAAGCTACTGTACCTGTTGTCACAGGTGCGGTTAGAGGTAGTTTAGCCAGTGCAGGGGCTTTAGGAGCAACGGAGTTTTCTTATGATACGATAGATGCTCTGGTGTCTGGTGAAGAGTTTGATCCTTCAGAGGCTTTTGAACAAGCATGGGATGCCGCAGAAACTGACTTTATTTACTCTTCAGCAGGTAGCTTAGGTTTACCTATTGTGGCTAAAGGTTATAGAGTTACTAAAGAAGGTGCTAAAGTTTTACGAGCCAAGTTTCCTAAGAAAAAACCTATAGCGGGTAAGGCAGGTTTAGCCGACACTAGTATTAATCAAGTAGCTAAACTACAGGAACAGCTTAAAGAGATGGGAGGAAGTTTATTACCTTCAATGGTTACAGGTAAAGACGTTCCTAAATTACTAGAGCAGATTGCTAAGGTGTCTAAATTTACTCGCGGTACTGTAGAGAATTATTTTAACATCTACGGACAGTTCATGGGTAAGCAAATAGAAGACATGGTAGGTATGTTTGCAAACCAAGGGCCGCGTAAGCAAGGTAAGGTTCTTCAAGCTTTTATCGCACAGAATGATAATGCCCTTGCTAAAATTGTTGACCCTCTCTACAAGGGGTTGGCAATTAAAGGTAAAGGAGTTGTTGTAGATATAAGACAACAAGCTAGAGAACTTGCCGATGAAATAGGACAAAGCGGTCAGTATAGGGCGCAACCTAAAGTTACTAAAGAAGGAAAAGTAATTGAGAGAACAACAGCTAGAGGGGGTGTAGCGCAGGTAATATCAGACCTTAAGGCAACTCCTGATAACTTAAACTTTTATGAAGCACATCAGCGACTATCTAAAATTAAAAGCACTATTTCTGATTTACGTGCTTCCTCTAATCCAGATAATAATTTAGTAGACGTTCTGATTAAACATCAAAGACTGATGGAGTCAGGCATGGACGAAGCCGCTAGTCGTTTGTCTCCTACTCTTCAGAAAGAGTATGCTGATGTTACAGCCTATTATAAAAAAGGTAGACAAGTTGTAACGGCTGAGTGGTTAAAGGCCGCTATGAAGAATAATGACCCTGCTAAAATTGGTGCTATGTTGACTCAAGATGGTTTGTCGGAAGGATTGATACAAATAAAACAGCTACGTAAAGCGGCCTCTGATTTTAAAAAGGATTTACCAAAGCCGCCTAAAGGTTCTTCTCAGCGAGAAATTAATGAGTATAACGAAATGCTTAAAGGTTTGGATGTAGACCCTTTAGAAGGTATTAGAAGAGGTTTCTTAGATGAAATGTTGCGTACCTCTCCTGACGATGCTATAGGCTCTGCTCAACAGTTTGCTAACAAGCTAAAACAGCCTCGCTTTAGAGAAACTTTTAATGAATTATTTAAAGGAACTGGTGTTCCTTCTAAGATGGACGAAATGTTAGAAAATTTAACCATACTGTCCAGAACGGATAAGGCTCAACAGGGTTTTGCTTTAACACTAGCAGGTGCTGAACAAAAAGCGTTGTCTGAGCCTAAAATAGGAATAATTTTTAAAAGCGCCTTACCTGCCTTTTTAGCAGGACTTAAGATTAGACCTTCTAGTATAGATAAAATGATTAGTCTTCAAAAGGCCGCCATTGCCGCAGAAAAGGGTGGTGTGGATATTTCTCAACAGCTATTGCTTAGTTTAGAAAAGTTGACCAGAAGAGGTAATGTTGCAGGTACAGTACTCTCAGTAGGGCAACAACAAAAACCACCAACACAAGAATACAGTAGATAAAAAAAAGCCCTCTAGGGAAACCTAAAGGGCTTTAGTTTTATAACAAGTTACAACTCTACACTATTTCACATGCTCCGCCTACACACGCTAACTCTTGAGAACCTGTAGTATTATCCTCTTGTTCAAAATGTTCAAGGTCATTCCAATCAACACCCACAGGCATCTGCTGTACTAACTCCTGATACTTATCCTCGCTGATGTCTTCATAAGGAGCTTGCTGACATCGTCTGTATAATAAACAGTGATGCTTGGCTTATGTTCACACCAGTGGTTCTGATAAGCCTTCCATAACTTAAGCTGTTCCATTGCACCCACCTGTTTGACTGTAACACTAGTCTCTGGTGACTTGACAGGGAAACTATAGACTAAGGATGCAGGGGACATGATGTCTTGCTCTACAGGGAATCCTCCTGCTGACATGAACTGTGCAAGCGGGTCTTTCGCGTCTGAACGAACTCTTCTAATGTAATGCTTAGAAAACCTAGGATGAATGCCACTAGCGCTATCGACCAACTGAGACACAGTACCACTAGGCTTAACGCACGTAATAGCCACTGACTGATTGATTCCCAACTTTTTTGCCCAAGCTTTATTAGTTTTGATTGCCACATCTTTTAAATCCTCCAACCACTTTGCTGACGTTATGTCATTGCTTAAGACCTTGTGATCCATAATGCCTGTCAAGCTTAAGCCAAGTAACGCCTCTTCCTCTGTGTTTCTCTGCCACAACTTACGTAGATACCTGAAGTCAGTCAGAGTAGCCTGTAGTGTGCCTATAATAGCCGCTAGTTCTACTTTTTCCTTAAGGGTAGCTTTGGTATCATTAGCACGTACAACCACCTCAGACAGGTTACAGAACTGATTACTGCGTAGGATAATCTCAGAGCAAGGGTTAGTACCAAAGTCCTGCTCAGGGTCTCTACGTCCGTTCCTAGCGGCTATCTTTTGTGCCGCAACTCTACTAAAGATACCACGCTCACCTGCTTTAGACTCGTACATGTTCTGCATCTCAGACAGAAAGGACTCAAAGTCAGGCTTCTCTGTGTACGCTACGCTGTTGTTAGCGAGTCTACGGTGTCCTTCACTGCGCCACCAATCACCCATCTTAGCCTTAGCCATACGTGGGTCGGATAGGTTAGACAGGCTAATCAAAGCAGACCTACGTACACCACCCACCACTACAATGTCAGCTATCTTACAGCAGATGTCGTGACACTCAATGGATGTCAGCTTACGTCCTGTGGCCTTGGTAAACACCTCTATACAGAAGTTAAACAAATCTACCAAAGGCTCAGGGCCGCTTGCTCTACCACCGAATGTCTTAAGTCTTGCTCCGGCAGGTCTCACTTTGCTCACATCCCATTGAGGTACTTTACCTGCGTACAACATAGCTATCAACTCACGGAATGCGGAAGCCCAACCGATCTTACTATCGGAGACAACAATCATACTGTCAGTTTTATGGAAGGACTCAGCAACCATCGGTAGCTTATTGATGAAGTTACGCTCAACACTGAAGCCTACACCTGTACCACACATCAAGACATACATCAACTCATCAAAGCTACGAGGTGAGTCTATGTGCAAATAACTGCAGTTAAACCCTGCTACATTGTCTTTGTCTAATGCTTCCCCTGCTGTCATCATACATCGCATTGACGGCATTACTTTTAAGCTGTGTATTCCGTTGTACAGTCGTTTGGCTGTCTTCTTGTCAAGCTGTCCACGGTTGACCCAGAAGTCCACATAACGCTGTACTGTCTCCTCCCAAGTCTCTCTACGTTTCTCTTCAGGCATCCAACGTGCGTAGCGAGACTTATGTATAAACTGCTGATATTGATCCATTAACTGTTCTCCTTTTTCCAAGTAACATAATTATAAATAGCTTCTCGCAAGGTTTTGCCATAGATTTCTATTTCTTTTTTAAACCATAAAAACTCAAACAAAATCCAATAATCGTTCCACCAAAGTTTAGGTTCGTTAGGTGGTACGCTCTTCTCTCTATAATAACAGAAGCCCAGTAAAGCCCTTGTCTTCGCACACATATCATTAGGGTTCTCATCCCCTACAGAAATAAGTCGTAGATATGTTTCTCTCATCTTATCGTCACGTTTCCAATTTCCTCCATTAAAAAGACTAAAAGATATAAACATTAACTATTCTCCTTGGAAACTATAATGGTTAGTTTGTTTAAGTACCACTTAGCTTTATTTAAGTCCTCTACCTGTCTTCCTTTGTAATCATAACGCCAAAGGTACTTCATACAGTTGCCCTTGAGATACCCTTTGAATGCAACACTGGACATAGACTCTTCTATAGCTTCAATACACTCAATGTTTCCTGTGTTATAATGCTTAGGTTTGTTAACTACATCCTCACGTTCACTGTTCGCTATGTCGTGGTAGGCTTTCATAGCCGTGTCAATCTTAGGTGCTTTTTCAATAGCAGGGTATTCCTTTCGTAACCTATCCCACTCAGCAGGAGTTGCATCATTAAGTCTCATCTTCAGTATCCTCTGTGAATTTATCTCTATTAATAATTAAACGATCTTCAAAAGCTTCCAAAACATCTTCGGGGGTTATGTCCAACACTTCACACAACAGAACAACATCATACTC